CGTTGCTCCACGAACGTCCTGTAAATTTTGAAGACAAGAAGTTTGTTGCGGCTGAACCTACGCCGTTAGTACCAATCGTAACACGTTCATCATCAAAGCTTGTACCTGCATTAACTCTTGTCCAAGCAGCCGTCGCACGGTTGATGTTTGTTTGAGTTGTTTCATCAAATACTTTTTCTTGTGGTATACCACGACCGTTATCAGTAACCGTCACTTTATTATTATCCACGGATACGTTTATACGATTTGCATACATAAAGTTTGTACGAATTGCTTCATCAATTGAATTGTCAAGTATTTCGTCAATCATTTTTGACAGAGCAGGAACATACTTGGCTGTTTTCCATTCTCCTAGAATGAAACGTTCAATGTCTTCTTTAGCACTTGATCCCATATACATACCAATTCGTTCTCGAACGTGTTGGCGTGCAGTTAAGATTTTGAATTGTTCTACTGACATATAATATTCCTCAAAGTGTTCTCAATTACTAATCTATCTGATTCTTAAGTAAATGTCAACTAAAAAATAAAGAAGGGCTAAAACCCTTCTTTAATAAATTTATATATTTTATATAATTAGCCTTCTTTTGATGAACCATTTTTGCCTTTTGAGTAGGCATTTGCACCAAAGAATGCTGCGACCAAGCCGGCAATTGCAACAAAATAAGTTGGAGCAATATCACCAATTAAACCTGCAGCATCATCAACACCAAAGATGCTTGTGACAAGAATGAGAACTGGATATAAAAGCATTCCCCAAAGAGCAAACCATGCCATCTGGCGAATTTGATCTTCTTTTGCATCTTCATTCTCTTGCATTTTCTTTTTATGTTCCCATTCAGCAATTTCTTTTGCACGGGCCATTTCTTCGTCTGTAATAACACCATCGCCATCAGTATCTAAATGAGCATAGATTGAATCTGGTGTCAAACTTTTAGATGCCATGTTATTTTCTCCTATATTATAAATGGCATACTATATTCATAATACAGGAAAATCAAATCACCTTTTATTTATATGAAAAGTTATTCTTCTTCCTTTATAGCAATATGTACTTTTGCAATTGAACCTTTTCTTTTTTTTATATAAAAACTTAATCCATGATCGTTAAATATTTTTTTAAGTTCATTAATCGTTGGATCATTGTTTAGATCATTGTCTTTATTTTTCATTTCCATTACACCAATGTCTCCTGGTATATGCGTTTTTTATAAGTTCGCTAAATCTATCAGCAATACGTCTTAATTCTTGTCCAGATTCTGGGTCATGTTGTTGTAAAGAACTTGCATAATTATGCAATTTTATTAACATATCAGAATCTTCTGTCCACTTTTTATCACTCATGGTGCTGGTAATGGTTTTGTATTTTGTGTATCGTGATAATCACCGTCCTTGTAATAATCACGACTTGCTTCTTCTTTAATCATCATTCCGTTTCGCATACGATAAGTAATTATTTCACGCCTAATAACTCCTTCAGTGTCAGATTCAAATGCACTCTTAAATGGCCCTTCCGTTGTTTTGTTTGCGGTAACATTAATATCATATCTTTGGTATTCAGGCGGCACCTTACCATATCCAACTACATAGTCCCATTGTTTTTGCGTATATCCTTCATTCATTGCATACTCTCTTTCTAAGATCGCTTGTACTAAATCTATGGTCTCTTTTATTAAAATATAATTCTATTCCTCTTGATCTACAAATATCTTTACCTGTGAAATCTTCTGTTTTATATTCATCTCCTAATATTCTAATGTCAATATTATATAGCGTTAATATATCTTTTAAATCTTCTTCAGAACAATATGGAATGATTTCGTCAACATATCCTATTGCTTTAAGTTGAGTATATCTTTCAACAATAGTTTGAATTGGAGCATTTTTTTCTTTTCTTTCAATACTAGGATCCATCTGAAGCCCACATATCAAATAGTCGCATTGTTCTTTTGCTTCTCTTAACATTTGTACGTGTCCTGCATGAAGCAAATCAAACGCGGACGCAGTAAATCCTACAATCATTCACCAGAAATCCTTTTTAATTTTTCCCACGTATCTTTCCAATCTTTAACTTGATAAACTTGGTTTGGAAATTTTAATTTTCTTGCTAAAGGATAGTCATTACCACCTTGTTCAGTTTTATCACCAAAAAAATAAATAATATCACTGTCTGAAAAGTAATTAAGAATTTGAGATTTATCACACCCTGTTGGTGCAATGTCTATTCCAGTTTCACCACCTATAGTTGCTGTTATATTATCAAATTCACTATTAATTATATGTGCTATTGTTTCACGCTCACGATTATTAGTATCATATTTTATATATAATTTACGATCTTCGTAACTTGCATTACGTCCTACTATACTAAAGTTTACACAACCAGGGCGTTCTTCAATATGATTTCCTGTACGTAGTTCAAATTTACTTGATTGTAACCATCCGTCAAAAAATTCTAATAATTCTTTAGACGGTTTCCATTCGTTTCTATAAATATTTTTGCTTTGTTGCCATATATCATTTCCAGAACAATTATACACACACATAGCAAGACTGTAAAGAGGTAAACCAATTTGCTCAATTGTTTTATCTCGATCTGAACCAGTTACAAAGTAAACTGCATTGTGTGTTGCAAAATGCTCAAACCAAGTTTTAAAATCCTGTGACATTGGTTGTCTTGACGGAGTAAGAGTACCATCAATATCAAAAATATATTTTATCATATTATTTTTTCTCTTTATTCAACAAGTTCCCTAACCAAGAAGTTACGTCATCACAAGGGTCATCAATTATCGGTTTTTGAGTTTCTTCATTATTATTTTCTTTTGATTTTCGTCCATCCAAAACCATTCAGAAATCTCCTTCTGAGTTCTTTTGCAACCTATACAAACATTTGTAAAAGGATCAATTTTACAAATGTTTATACATGGATTGATGAGTTGCGGTGGTTTCTTGTTTTTTCTCCTCATCGTATATTTATTCTATACCACGAGGAAAAAAATGTCAATTAAATTATCCTTGTTTTGACATTATATTATCATACCAATTAGGATTTTTATTTTTTAAAATCATAAGAGGAGAACCATTGATACCGTCTTGTTGGCGTGCTTCAACATATTCTTCAACAGTAAATGATTTGCAAAGCTCTTTTACGAATTTTGCTTTTGTAAATGGTCCTTTATATTTAAATCGAGCGATAAACAGTTCTTTTGGCATACCTACTCGAGATGGGTGGCAATTAGGTGCAACTTGATCCCATGTAGGTTGACCTTCGTATGTACCTGTGTACTCAAGATATCCACCGTGATATGTGAATTTTGATTTGTCGAACTGAGTCATGACTGATTCCTTTTTTCATTCCTTATAAATATATACATATCATATTTAGAAAGAAATGTCAATAGGAAAGATGTTATGATAACAAATTTTATGTCGCCATTAGAGTTTGTAGTTACAGTTAGCAGATTGCCAAATGTACAATTTTTTACACAAAACGTTGTCATACCGTCTCTTAACTTGCAGTTGGTCGACCAACCCACTCCATTTAAGTTAATTCCTGTTCCAGGAGATAGAGTATCATATGGTGATTTACCTCTATCATTTATTATTGACGAATCAATGAACAATTATATTGAAGTTTTTAACTGGATAAAAGCTTTAGGTTTCCCAGAAAACTTTACACAATACGACACTTTAAAAGATAGTAATGATGGATTACTAACAGACATATCTATAATAATTATGAACAGCCATAAAAATCCTAATATTCAAATGGATTTTGTTGATTGTTTCCCCTCGAATTTGTCCGATGTTCAGCTTGATACTACACAAACGGATGTTGTGTATCCTCAAGCAACTGTGAATTTTATATTTAGGGATTTAAAAATAACACAGTTATAAGGAATTAAAAAATTGGCAAACTCAAATCAAAACGAGTACGATGTACACGTAGTTAAAGTAGTTGACGGTGATACTGTTGACGTAGACATTGATCTAGGATTTAAAATTCAGCTAAAAGATGAAAGAGTACGTATCATGGGTATTGATACTCCTGAGTCAAGAACATCAGACAGAGTAGAAAAATTGTTTGGTGTTGCAGCCAAGAATAGACTTTATTCTTTGTTAGAAAAAGATGCTAAACTTATCACAACCGAAGACAAAGACGGTGAAGATATGAAAGGTAAGTTTGGTCGTATTCTTGGCGATTTCCGCGCGGCAGATGGTCGTTTGGTTACAGAGATTATGATTGAAGAAGGACATTGTGTTCCTTACTTTGGTGGTTCAAAAGAGGAAGTTCAAGCGGCACATATGAAAAACCGCGAACGTCTTTTAAACGAAGGTGTTGTTGACCGTGCCGAGTACGAAGCAATGGTACTTGCTGAGGCCAATGAAAAGAAATAATTGACATTTCTCTATTTCTGTGATAAAATAGTAAAAAATGCTATACAATGGAGAAGTGCATAATGGATATAGACGAAATCAACAAGTTGTGGGCTCAGGATTGCAAAATTGATGAAACAAATCTTTCAAGAGAATCAAGCCGCATTCCTGAATTACACAATAAGTATTATAATCTATACTACCGCGAAGCATTAAAAATACGAAAACTAAAATCCGATCTAACAGAACTTGAAAAAGTAAAAACCGAATATTATAATGGGTCTATGGATGAGCTTGAACTACGAGATCGTGGTTGGAAACCTTTTGCGCTTAAAGTATTACGTAATGATTTAGATAGATATATTCAAAGCGATAAAGATATTATAGAACTAAGTCTCAAAATATCATTACATGAAGAACGCGGGAAATATTTAGAAAATATTGTCAGGCAGATAAATAATAGAAATTTTATTATTAAAAATATGATTGACTGGGTCAAGTTTCAAGCAGGAGGCTAAAATGAAAGTACCATCAACAGGTATGCCATTTGATGTACATCAAACCATCAAAGCATCACAGTACGGACATCCTAATGTATATGCAAATAGCGAACACATTACACCGCCAATTGAAAAGGATAGAGTCAGGGTGGTAGAGGCGGCGTCTCGTACCGAAGTTAAATTAAAACAATGGAAAGAAATTGAAGAACGAGCAAAAGAGATAAATATGTTAAGGAAACAATCCGATATACGTTACGATAAAGATATTCCTGCATATACACAAGGTGAATTTGTAGATATAAAAGTATGAATGACATAGTGAACGTTGAACCAATAAACTCGGTTCATATGAAAGTTACTGCTGACCCTGGTGTTCGTCAAGAAATAATGAATTATTTTTCTTTTCGTCCACCTGGTTACCAATTTTCTCCAAAATTTAAATCAAGAGTATGGGATGGTTATATTCGCATGTATCAACCTATACGCCCAACGCTGTATGTTGGTCTTATGAGTTATTTACAAAAATTTTGCGAAGATCGTCAGTATACTTTAAACGTCCCAGAAGAAATGTTAAAGAAAGAAAATGTGCCTGATAATTACGGCTATGAAATTGCAGAAGAAATAGGTTGCAAATTTACTCCTCGTGATTATCAAAACGATTATATTGTAAACGCAATTCGTAATGATCGTTCTTTATCTTTATCACCAACGTCTTCTGGTAAATCACTCATCATATATTTGCTACAGCAACACTATTATCAGGCCTTCGGTCATAGAACTCTTATTATTGTACCGACTATATCACTAGTCCATCAAATGGCTGGTGATTTTGTTGATTATGGTTGTGACGAAAGTTTAATTTATAAAATACAAGGTGGTATAGATAAAAATACTTCAGCACCTATTGTTATATCAACGTGGCAATCTTTAATTAAACAACCAAAAAGTTGGTTCGATCAATTCCGTGTTGTATTAGGCGATGAAGCACACTTGTTTCAAGCAAAATCTCTTACAACAATTATGGAAAAATTAGTCAATTGCGAATATAGACATGGGTTTACAGGTACTCTTAAATCAGAAGAAAGTAAAACACATCAACTTGTTCTCGAAGGCTGTTTTGGAAAAGTTAAGAAATACGTAAGTACAAAAGACCTTATTGATGAAGGTACTGTCGCTAATTTTCAAGTCAAAGCATTAGTACTTACTCATCCTGTTGATAAGAAAAAACAATTTCGTAAAGCAATGAATTCAATAGAAGTAAAGCAGAAAAAATATCCTGCTGAACGAGAATATATTATTAATCATGAAAAAAGAAATCTTTTCATTCGAAATCTATTATGGTCTTTAAAAGATCAAAATAATTTAGTATTATTTGACTTGGTTGAAAAACACGGGAAAGTATTAGAACCACTCCTTCGGAGAGACGATCGTGTCTTACACTTTGTATATGGTGGAGTGAAAGGAACTGATCGTGAAGAAATTAGACACTTAGTTGAAAACGATCCAATAAAACGTCATGATATACTCGCATCATATGGTGTATTCTCAACTGGTGTTAATATTAAAAGACTTGATAACGTAATCTTTGCTTCAGGTTCTAAATCTGAAATTAAAGTATTACAATCAATTGGAAGATCTTTACGTAAAGGTTCTGATTCTGATCGTGCAACTCTTTATGATATTGCTGATGATTTGTCCATAGGATCATTTACAAATTATACTTTAAATCATTTTAAACGTCGTATTGAAATATATTCTGAAGAATCATTTCCGTTTAAAATATATACAATACCTTTAGAATAAACTATATATCCATAACTCCCAGAATATTAATTCTGATTATAACACATCTAGAGGATATGTCAACAAAAAAATGAACAAAAAATAAAAAAAGTTTTTCTATTATATTGTTGACATTTATGATATTTAGTATTAGAATAAAATCAATAAGCAAATAATGAGGAGAGTAGTATGGCTCGAAGAGCAAAACGTAACTACGTCAATAATCCTGATCTTTTAGCGGCTCTTATAGAGTATAAAAAACAAGTACGAGATGCAGAAGATCAAGGAGATGAACCGCCAAAAGTTCCTGACTATATTGGAGAATGTATATATCAAATATCGAATCGTTTGGCAACAAAACCAAATTTCTCAGGTTACACTTATAAAGACGATATGATTATGGACGGTATTGAAAACTGTCTTCTTTATATCAACAATTTTGATCCAAACAAATCATCAAATCCGTTTGCATATTTTACACAAATTATTTGGTATGCTTTTCTTAGACGTATTGCAAAAGAAAAGAAACAAATGTACATTAGATTTAAATCATCTCATAATATGGTTGCTCAAGGAGCTACATACGAATCAAATGAAGTGCAATTGCATCTAAATACAAACGCTGATTATATTAATAGCTTTATTGAAGATTTTGAAGAAAAATTAAATAAGAATAAAGATAAATGAAAATAGCAATTATTACAGATATGCACCTTGGTGTTCGAGGTGATTCAAAAGTATTTCTTGATCACCAGGAAAAGTTTTTTAACGAAATCTTTTTTCCATATATTGACGAACACAATATTAAAATTGTGCTTGATCTTGGTGATACTTTTGATAGAAGAAAATTCGTTAATTACGTAACTCTTGATAGGGCAAAGAAAATGTTCTTTGACCAACTTGCAAAACGTAATATTGAATACCATGCAATTGTTGGTAATCATTCCGTGTATTACACAAATACCAACGAAGTCAATTCAATGAATCTTTTGCTTCAAGAATATTCAAATTTCCATATATATTGTGATGAAGCAAAAGAATTGACATTTGGGTCAACTAATATTATAATGGTACCATGGATTACAAAAAATAATTCAGATAACATTATGAAATCTATAGCAGAGTCAAAAGCTGATATATGTATGGGACACTTTGCTATCCAGGGTTTTGAAATGTTAAAAGGCGCCATTAATGATCATGGTTTAACAAAAGATATATTTTCTCATTATGAACAAGTTTACTCAGGGCATTTTCATCATCCGTCGTCTTATAATAATATAACATATTTAGGTGCACCATATGAAATGACTTGGTCGGATTATCAAGGTAAGCGTGGATTTAGAATACTTGAAACCGAAACTCGTGAATTGGAATGGATACTTAATCCGTTTGCAGTTTATCACAAAATAGATTACGACGACGCTGATATGTCAATTGAAGATATTGCGCATTTAGATTTAACTAACATTAATAATTCATATATTAAAGTTATAGTAAAAAATAGAACGAACGCATATATTTATGATATGTTTATGAATAAGCTCACCGATGCTGGTGCTGTTGATGTAAAGGCTATTGAAGATTCTCTTAATCTTGAAGATGCTGGTGTTGATGAAATTCTTGACGAAACAAAAGACACAAAGGACATATTGCATCAATATATTGAGTCAATAGATACCAAAGTAAATAAAGTAAGTATTCAAAATTTAATAGATGAATTATATATTGAGGCGCAACAACTAGGATGAAAATACAATTTAAAGAAGTACGTTATAAAAATTTATTATCATCAGGTAACGCATGGACAACCATATCTTTAAATGATAATAGAACTACACTTATAAGTGGTACAAACGGTAGCGGTAAATCAACTCTTCTTGACGCTATCGTTTTTGGTTTATATGGTAAAGCGTTTCGTAAAGTTAACAAAAACCAATTAATTAACAGCATTAACGGTCGTGAAACAGTCGTTGAAATACGGTTTCAAGTTGGTTTAAATAACTATATGATACGTCGTGGTATTAAACCGACAATATTTGAGATTTGGAAAAATAATGAACTTGTGAACCAAGATGCTGCAGCAAGAGATTATCAAACGTATCTTGAGCAAAACATCTTGAACTTAAATTACAAATCTTTTAATCAGATCGTTGTGTTAGGCAGCGCAACATATGTTCCATTTATGGAATTGCCTGCACATACTCGTCGTGACATTATTGAAGACCTTCTTGATATTCAAGTCTTTAGCACTATGAACTTATTACTTAAAGATAGAATAAGTGATAATAAAGACCAAATTACAGAAAATGGTTATCAAATTGATTTAACAAAATCAAAATTGGAAAGCGCAAAAGAACACAACGCATCAATAAGAAAAATTCGCGAAGATGAGGTTATTAAAATTCGTGAAAAAATGACTAAACACATTGAAAAAATAGAAAAAGAAAAAGAAGAAATTGAATTGATACAAACTCAAATTGAAGAGTTGATTCAAACCATTTCAGATAAGCAATCTGTAAAAGGAAAAATTGATAAAGCAAACAAGTTAAAAAGAGATTTAGAAATTGCCTTATCAAATCATAATAAAGAATTGAGTTTTTACCATGACAATGATAATTGCCCTACTTGTAAGCAAGGTATTGAACATACGTTCAAAGAAAATATTGTTACCGAAAAGAGTAAAAAGGTCGAAGAATTAACTAATGGAATAGCCGAATTATCGGATAAGATAAATGAATATGAAAATAGAATGAATGAAATCTCATCTGTTGAGGATGAGTTAGCAAATCACAATTTAATTATTGGTGATCACCGTGCTACTATTAAAATGTCAATGAATGCGCTTAATTCTTATAAGAAAGAGCTTGTGCAAGCCGAAGAAGAAGTAGAGGCAGTTGATACATCAAAGCTTGAAGAATATACAAATAATCTCGAAGAATCTAAAAATCTTCAACAACAACTTTTTGAAGATAAAGAAGTATTAAATGTGGTACAAACTATGCTACGTGACGGTGGTATCAAAACTCGTATTATTCGCCAGTATATTCCTGTTATGAATAAACTTATTAATAAGTACCTTGGTGCGTTTGATCTATTTGTTGACTTTCAACTTGATGAGAATTTTAATGAAATTATTAAATCAAGGTTTCGAGATACTTTTTCATACGCATCATTTTCCGAAGGAGAGAAACTTCGTATTACGTTATCAATTATGTTAGCATGGCGGTCTGTTGCAAAACTCCGTAATTCTGTATCAACAAACTTGCTTTTACTTGATGAAACGTTAGACGGAGCCCTGGATTCTGTTGGAATTGAAAATCTTATTGATACTCTACACAACCTCAACTCTGATGATAACATTTTCGTGATTTCACATCGTGGGCATCAATTTGGAGATAAATTTGATAATCACATTCGTTTTCAAAAAATAAAGAACTTCAGCGAAATATCTGCATAATGGTTGACATTAATAATGACCTATTATATAATAGTCTTATCATATAACACAAAGGATACACATGTCTAATTTTTATACATCGGTTGAGCGCTTTGGCAACACAATCCTTTGGCGCGGTTATGAAGATGGAATTAAATTTGAAAGAAAGATTAAGTTTCAACCTACCCTCTTTATCACAACGCAAAAAGATTCAGATTATCAATCTCTTTTTACTAAAAAACCATTGGCACCAAAA